GTAGAAAGACGCAGACTTGCAAAGCAGGAGAATCCGACAGAAAAGAAAGGAATCATCGGGGCGTTCTGCAGGACTTACAGCATCACCCAGGCAATGGAGAAGTTCATTCCGGGAATGTATGAGCCTACGGCAATGGACGGCAGATATACCTATACCGGTGGTTCTACCATAGGCGGAGCTATTGTTTATGACGGTGACCTGTTCCTATACAGCCACCATGCGACAGACCCATGCTCCGGGTTACTGGTCAATGCATTTGACCTGATTCGGCTGCATAAATTTGGCGACCTGGACCAGGAGGCAAAAGAAGGGACACCGAACAGTAAGCTGCCGTCTTTTATGTCCATGACCAGGCTTGCAAGCAATGATAAAGCGGTATCTGCATTACTGGCAAAGGAAACATTTGAAAAAGCACAGAATTACTATGAACAGGAAGAACAGCCGGAGGAACTGGATCTTGCGTGGCTGGACAGGCTTGCAAGAGATGGAAATGGAAAGATAGCCAAGACCATCAACAATGCCGTACTGGTATTGGAAAATGATCCGCTGTTAAAAGGGAAGATCGTGACGGATGAATTTGCCAACTGTGGACTTATCCTCGGCAAAGTGCCGTGGAGCAAAGAGGAAGGAAAGCGCAGATGGAAAGACGAAGACGATGCGGGATTCTATAACTACATGGAGCTGTTCTACGGGATTACCGGAAGGGACAAGCTGGACAGCGCCCTTCTGATCGTGAGCAGCCAGAACAAGATCAATGATGTAAAAGAGTATTTAAAAGGACTGACCTGGGACGGAAAAAAGCGCATCGACACTTTGCTTTCGGATTATCTGGGCGCAGAAGATAACATTTATACGCATGCAGTCATGAGGAAATCCTTGTGTGCTGCAGTCGCAAGAGCCATAGTCGGTGCAGTGAAATATGATTACATGCCAATCTTTACAGGACCGCAGGGAATTGGAAAGAGTACATTCTTAAGTATTCTTGGAAAGGAATGGTTCTCGGATTCCTTGACCAGTTTCGAAGGTAAGGAAGCCGCGGAGCTGATACAGGGAACGTGGATCAATGAGGTCGGGGAACTGACGGCCATGACCAAGCAAGAGACCAATGCGGTCAAGCAGTTCTTAAGTAAGACGGACGACATCTACCGCGCCGCTTACGGGCGCAGAACGAATAAATATCCTAGGCGGTGTGTGTTCTTCGGCACGAGCAATGAGGAAGAGTTTTTGAAAGATATGACTGGAAACCGCCGGTTCTGGCCGGTGGATGTCGGGGTGCACCAGGCAAAGAAATCCGTGTGGAACGAACTGCCGCAGGAAGTGGACCAGATATGGGCAGAGGCCTACATGCACTGGAAAATGGGAGAGCCCTTATATATGTCCAGAGAAGAGGAAGAAATGGCTGTAGAGATGCAGGAGAGCCACAGAGAGTCTTCAGGGAAGGAAGGGATTATCAGGGAATTCCTGGAGCGCAAGATACCATCGAACTGGGATTCTTTGGACCTGTTCCAGAGACGCCTGTATTGGAATGGGAATCTGAGACTAAATGACAAAATAGAGCTTGTGGACAGGAGTAAGGTTTGTGCGTTGGAAATATGGACAGAATGCTTCGGTGGTGACGCAAGGTATATGAAGCGGACGGACAGCCGGGAAATCAATCAGATTTTATCCAGTCTGAAAGGATGGAAACCGAATCGGTCAAAGCGGAGATATGGCCCGCACGGGATACAAAAAGGGTTCGAATACGTTGCCAAAAGTGTTGCTAAAGCGGAATTTTAATGGCAACTGAATGGCAACATTGGCAACGAACAAAAAATGAGCATGTTGCCAATGTTGCAAATAAAATTTAAAAGTGTAACGGTTTTGGCAACATGAAAACTGTTGAAAATAAAGGCTTTTCTATATTATGTTGCCAATGTTGCCATATTTTATATATGAGAGTAGAAATAAATAATAAAAAATATATATGGCGTACATAACGTACATAATACAGGGGTACATATACATGTGTACGTGAGGAACAGTAACTCAGGAGGCAAAGATGGATTGCGAAAAATGGTTGGAAAAATTGTTACGGACAGAAGGAACTATACTTTGTGATGATGTGAGAATAAGAGCATTGAAGAATGGATTTACCAGAAAAGAATTAAAATCTGCCAGAAAAAAGTTGGGCGTGAAAACATTTCATCAAACGATAGATGGTAAGACGTCAGAAAACTGGTTCTGGTACTTGGAGGTGTAGGGCATGGCGGAACGGGAAATTGAAAAGAAACTGGTGGACGGTGTACGGAAACTGGGAGGCAGGGCGTATAAGTTCGTGAGCCCTGGAAATGATGGGGTGCCGGACCGGATCGTGGTACTTCCGGGAAGAGTGCCTAAATTCATCGAACTGAAAACGGAGACCGGAAGATTATCCAGTCTGCAGAACGTACAGATCAAGAAGCTTAAGGATTTAGGACAAGACGTCCGGGTCCTGTATGGTCTGGAAGACGTGAAGAGATTTTTGGAGGAGATACAAAATGGAATTTAGACCACATGCATACCAAGCGCACTGCATTCAGAAAATCATTGAGATACATAAGATTGGCCTGTTCCTGGACATGGGACTTGGAAAAACAATCACGACGCTGACAGCAGTCAAGGAATTAAAATATAACCGCTTTCAGGTCAGAAAGGTCTTGGTGATCGCACCGAAGAAAGTAGCAGAGGGAACCTGGACGAAGGAAAAGGATAAATGGGAGCACACCAAAATGCTTCGGGTATCACAGGTACTTGGGAGCCAGGCAAAAAGGATCCGGGCGTTAAATACACCGGCAGATATTTATATCATCAACCGGGAAAATGTATGCTGGCTGGTGGATTATTACAAGCAGTCATGGCCGTTTGATATGGTGATTGTGGACGAGTCCTCATCGTTCAAGAGCCATAAGGCGAAACGGTTCAAAGCATTGGCAAGCATGGGGAGCCACATCGACCGCATGGTGGAGCTGACCGGTACACCATCACCGAACGGACTGGAAGACCTTTGGAGCCAGATATTCTTACTGGACGGTGGCGAAAGGCTTGGAAAACGATATACACAGTTCCGGGAACGATATTTCGACCCGGGAGACCGGGGACAGAATATCGTGTATAACTACAAAGCAAAACCGGGGACCGAAGAAAGTATTCTGTCTAAGATATCGGACATCTGTATCAGCATGAAGGCTGAGGATTATTTACAGCTTCCGGACATCATTTACCATCAGGTACCGGTTACACTGGATCCAAAAGCCGAAAAAGCATACATGGAGCTGGAAAGAAAAATGGTCCTCGCACTTCCAGAAGACGAGGAGGAAATCAGTGTGACCAGTGCAGCCGCTTTGAGTAATAAATTGTTACAGCTGTCGAATGGTGCAATCTACGATGAGGACCACGAGGTACATGAAATCCACAGCTGTAAGATCGAGGCTTTTCTGGAGCTGATCGAGAGCCTGCAGGGAAAATCGGTTCTGGTGTTTTATAATTTTCAGCATGACCGGATACGGATCATGAAGGCATTGGAAAAATTAAAACTCCGGGTGAGAGAGCTGCGCACGACAGAAGACGAGGATGCGTGGAACCGTCATGAGGTCGATGTGCTGCTGACACACCCGGCAAGCAGTGCTTACGGATTGAACCTGCAGCAGGGCGGGAACCATGTGATCTGGTTCGGGCTGACCTGGAATTATGAATTATATACCCAGGCGAATAAACGATTGCACAGGCAGGGGCAGGAGGAAAAAGTAATTATCCATCATCTGGTGAGCAGCGGGACGAGAGACGAGGACGTTATGCTGGCTCTGGAGAAGAAGGACGATGTGCAGAACTGGGTCATGGAGAGTCTGAAAGCAAGGATTCGGAAGATACGACAGGAGGTGTGAAGTGATGCACTTAAGCGAGGCAAAGAAAAAAAGCATTATAGAAAAATGGGTTAAGAACCATAAGACACCGGTTATTTGCCCAGGATGCAATGAAGTCATCCGGGAGGACGAAGATCTTAAAGGTGTTGAGTATGTGAAGACAAAGAGAAAAACTGAAATATTTTTTCATCGAGAATGCTACAGAAAAGTGTGGAGGTAAGAGAACAGACAAAACGACGAAGGAGCTGAGGATGATGAGCGACAGTAAATGCCAGCGCCTCGATGCCATATTAGACCGTAACCAGATGGCGGAAAAGCCACCAACGGAAGAAACAAGCAGACGCTTCCGGACACGGGCATGCTACAGCATATTGGGATATTTGGCAAGGCAGAAGGCGAAAAGGAACAAGATTGATACAGGGGGGGGGAGGAGATAGGACATGGAGCAGGAAGTGAAAACAGAGAACGAACAGAAGAAGGAATATCTCCGGAGTTATAAGGATCATGTGAGAAGGGTCAACCGGATCTCGGAAGAAATCAAGGAGCTACGTGAAATGATGATGTCCGCGAAGGCGATTAATTATGACGGCATGACTCATGGATCCGGAGGGCAGGGAGATCTGTCCGGAGAGGTGGCACGTATCCAGGGATTGATTGATGAACTCAAGAGAGAACGTGGACTGAGGATTATGACGTATCAGGACATTGCAAGGAGAATCAAGAAGCTTAGATCAAGGAATGAGGATGATGTATTGTTCTACCGGTATATCAAGGGTATGGAGTGGTATGAGATTGCAGAACAGATGCACTATTCTGAAAGATGGGTGTTGAAGCTTCATGGAAAAGCATTGGCACATTTGGAGCTTCCGGAAAAAGAGTTCATAGAAGTTCAGTAGTACATGTGATATTATGATATCGTCGAAAGACGAACGGAAAGACGATTTCCAATTTTTCAATTTCCTCAAAATACATAAAACCTAGAAGGAACGGCTTGGCAACAGGCCGTTCCTTCTGTTGCATAATGTCACATTTTGAGATATTATGAGGGTAGGTTTGAGGTATGGGAGGAAAAATATGAAGGTACAGCACATATTAGGGATTGCAACAATTGTGATTGGTAGTGGAGGAGCTGCTGCAGTGGTAAAATCAATTTTCCCTAATTGGGGATTGAAAAAACAGAAAAAAATAGAGCTTAATGCAGAATTGGCAAAGCAACGTATTGAAGCGGCAAAAGAAGTAAAGAGAATAGAACAAATGGCAAACGTTATTGAATTTGCAAATATAACGCACCCGGAGCTTTTCCAAGGGGAAAGTGAGATTGTGTATATGTCTATAATGGAAAATATGGAAAACTTTAAGGCATTTGCAAACGAAATCAATAAGGCGAGGGCAACGATAGATGATTACTTGAGTTGCAAAGTGTCTGCGTATTTATTATATGCAGAAAAATATATTATGCAATTTATGAAATTCCTTAAGTATTTGAAATATACCGAAAATGATTTGTATCCCTTTGGTTTATTGCTTGCATCGGATATACAAAAGTGGCAAAGAAAACTAGATAGTATTTTGGTTCAGGAATTAAACAATGTTTCGTTCGAAATAGAGCATCATGGAGGAAAGGAATGGGAACATGAAAAAGAGCTTTTAAAAAACGAATATGAAAAAACTGTTCTTTATGGCTTGATTCATAAGACGAATAAAGAAGCGATGAACTTATTATGTGCTATTTTAACTGAGTATGCAATTAATGTTGCTAATGAGAGCGACAGTACGGAGGCAGTGGCTCAGCGATTAATAGAAGCGGGTTATCTTACGATTACTCAAAATAGTAATAACAATTAGTAAAGCGATGATTTAAAAGAATGACATAGATATTGATTTTTAGGCACCCTCCGGGGTGCTTTTCTGATGCAATAAAACAGGAAAGAGAGAGGTGGTGACGTGTCAGATGTAAAAGAACAAATTAAAAATGATTACTTATCAGGTGTCTCTCCGAAGAAATTGTCTGAGAAGTATGACACTAGTTTGAATACAATAAAGAGCTGGATCAAGCGTTACGGCTGGTCAAAGCTCAAGAAAGAACGGGGTGCACCTTCTAAGGTTGAGGGTGCACCCTCTGTTGTACCCGTAAAAAGAAAACGGGGAGGACAGCCAGGGAACAAGAATGCAACTGGTCCACCAGGAAATAAACATGCTGAGAAGTTCGGGTTCTTTTCCAAGCACCTTCCGGAGGAAACATTATCCATTATTCGGGAGATGCCGGAAGATCCGTTAGATGTCCTGTGGGATCAGATACAGATTGCTTATGCTGCTATTATCCGGGCGCAGAAGATCATGTATGTCCGTGATCAGAATGACAAAACTAAGGAAATGACCTTGGATGGAAGTGAAGCTACCGGATATGATGTACAGCAAGCCTGGGATAAACAGGCGAACTTCTTAGCAGCTCAAGCTAGAGCTCAGAAGACTCTTGAGGGCATGATCAACAGGTATGGGGGTCTGCTGCATAAGAACTGGGACCTTGCTACGGAAGAACAGAGAGCTAGAATCGAGCAAATTAAGGCTAATACAGACAGGTTAAAATCTGGCGGAAATGATGATGGAGAGGACGGTGTGGTGATTGTCAACGACGCCCCAACAGGTGAAGATATCGGACATTGTGATACCGAAGTATCTGGCGATATTCAACAACAGGAAAGTTAAGCACATCATTCTGACTTCCGGACGTGCCGGCACGAAATCCAGTTATGCAGCTATTCGGACAGATTATCAGGTTGTATCAGATCCGCATGGTTCTGCAGTTGTTCTTCGTAAACACCACAATAAGCTACGGAAGACTGTGTACAAAGAAATGATTCGAGGAATCAACCGTCTTGGTATTTCCAAGAAAAAATTTGCGATTACAAAGTCTCCAATGGAGATTACGTACAAAAAGTATGGCACCACCATTTATTTTTCCGGTTCAGACGGCGCTGACGATACCAAGGGTATTATCGATGAGGATAAACCAATCAAGCTTGTAGTGTTAGATGAGCTGACGGAGTTCTTTGACGATGGCGAAGGCGAGGATGAGCTGAGCAATATCGAAGCGACATTTGTCCGAGGTAACAGTAGCGGATTCCAAATGATTTATTTGTATAATCCTCCGAAGAATCCAAATGCA